GGGCTGGTTCATCCAGTTGAACCGCGATCGGCTGCGGGTCACTAGCACTGAGCTCCCGCCACGGCCGGGTGAGACTGCCACCTCCACCCGCGCCAGGTCGCTGATCCTGAGGGCACCACCGGGGCCCGCCACCATCACGTCCGCCCTGGCGGAAGCGTGCGACGTGTTCGATCGCGTGATGGCCGGCACCTTCACCTGGCCCGGCCCCGACGACGCCCGGCCCGAGGGCACCACCGACCCAGCCAGCCCCGCCAACCTCGAGCGGCTGATCGCCGGCCTGCGCGACCAGCTGGTGGGCGAGCGCATGACCCAGGGGACGTGGGACCGCACCTGGGCCCCGTACCTGAGCGCCGTGGTGGCCACCGCGGGTGAGACCCCGGGGGAGCCCACCCCGGCGATGCTGGCCCGTCTGCTGCGCCGCTGGCCGCCCAACTCCCGCGCCCGGCAGATGGCCCACGATCGAGCCCGCGCCCTCTGGCGTCATGCCGGCTGGCCCTGGCCGGAGGTGGTGGCCGCCATGCGGGGCAACGGCAAGGCCGCCGCGCACCCCGCTGGGGCCCGGGCCATGACCGACGCCGAGATCGCCACCCTGCGCGAGCGGATCACCGCGAGCCGTCAGCTCACCGCCAGCGACCTCCTCGCCTGGGACCTGATCGTGGTGTTCGGCCTGCGACCGGTCGAGCTACAGGGCCTGGAACTGCAGCAGCAGGACGGCACCCTCGTCGCCACCGTCACCCGCAGCAAGCGCAGCAGCAGGGGCACCTCCGGCGCCCGCACCGTCCCCGCCGTGCCGCCTGCGGGCTGGCCTGCGGACTGCCACGGCCTGCTGGACCGCTGGCACCGCCACGGCCTGCCGCCTGGCCTGCTGCGCCACCGCTCGCCGGGGCAGTCGTTGACACAGCAGCTGGGCCGGCTGCTCATGCCCGAGGGGCTCAGCTCCTACGCCCCGCGTCATGCGTTCGCCATCCGCCTGGCAGAGATCGGTCTGAACTACCGGGAGGCTGCCGAGCTGATGGGTCACAGCCCAGCTACCCACGTGGCCACCTATGGCCGCAGGCTGGCGCTCCCAGACCTGATGGCGAAGGCGAGCCGGCTGGCCAGGGAGCGGCAGGGGTGACCGGCAACCTGAGTGACAGGCATGGCAGCAGATGGCACGCACATACCGCAGGGACGCACGCGGGCGGTTTGCCTCCGGTGGGGGCAGCGGCAAGGGTGGCAGCGGCAAGGCCAAGCCTGCGACTGGTAGGGCCAAGCCGAAACCCAGCGCCAAGCCTGTGCCGGCCAAGGGAAAGGCCAGCACTAAGCCGATCCCGTCGAAGGCGAAGGCCAGCAGCAAGCCGGGGCTGCCCCCGCCGATCCCCCAGAAACTGCTCAAGGCCGCCAACGCGGCACGAGCTGGCGCTGCTGCACGCCGCAAGGCATCAGAGCCCGCGAACAAGATCGTGGGATCCCCCAGGCGCCACAACGCCGCTGAGGCGGCCTACTGGCAGATCAAGACCGGCAAGGGCAGGAGCAAGTTCAACAGCGACAAGAAGGTCAGGGAGGAGATGCAGCGCCGGGGGTTCCTGAAAGGATCCAAGGACCCGCAGGGTGACCTGATCCGGATTGCCAGCAGCGCTCGCCGGAAGAAGGGTTCTAAGAACTAACGGCAACCTGCGGCACCAGCGCCGCCGCCATGACCATCACCCGGGAGATCGTCATCAGGGATGGGCAGCCCATCTGGAGGGTCTGCTCCGGCGGCGTCTGTGTCGAGTGCGCCAGCGGCACCCAGGCGGCCAGCGTGATCGATGCCTTCGAGGCCAGCCAGGGCCACGGCCTGACGCACCACCCGTCCCTCGGCAAGCCGGAGCGGGGGCCGGACATGGTGCCGGATCCGGGGGTGTGATCAGCGGGGCGGGAAGCGGTGGACCCACATCCCGCGCTGGTTGGGATCCACCTTGCCGGCCCGGTAGATCCGCGCCGCATCGTCCCGGCTGGCCCCGGCAACGCACGCGGCGTAGATGATGGTCTCGCTGTAGAACCCGTCATAGAACCGGCTGGTGCCTGGGTAGCTCCAGGTCGGTCCGTCGAACTCCGACCAGGGATCTTTGACGTTGACGTCGTAGCGGGTGGTTGATCGCGGCACCTTCCGCAGGCCGTCTAGGCAGATCACATGCCCGCTGCGTGTGAACCAGCCGTGGGTGATCAGCAGCTCTCCGGCCTTCAGCCACTCGCGCACCTCCGCCAGGCAGGCATTGCCCTCGTACCGGTAGGGCACTCCGTAGCCCTTGATCACCCGTCCCATCACCGCCGGGTCTCCGGCCGTGCCGATCGCGGTCAGCTTGCGCCGGATACCGGCGATGTCCCGATCCCCCGCCGCCATGCCGATGCACGCCGCCTGGCAGGTCACGGCATCAGGCTGGCTGAGGTTCAGGGCCTGCACCGCCGTCCGCCACTCCGTCACCGCAGGGGCCGGGGTCGCGGGCTTCGCCGCCGGCTTGGCCGGCTTCGGACGCATCTCCCCGGGCTCCGCCTCCCACAGCCCTCGCAGGTCGCCCCCGGGCTCGATCCGGGCCCGCAACTCCTCGGGCAGGGCTGCATCCAGCGCCTCCCAGTACGCCCGGTGGTGGGTGCTGGTGGGGATGGTGTGCTCGGCGTACTTGAACAGCTCGATCCGGCTTCTGGCCACAGGTGGCGGGTCACTGGCTCACCTTTCCGCTGGCAACCTCAGGCAATCGCCCTCCGCCGATGATCCCCGTTTGCTTGGCCTGGGGTCAGCCCTCGGTGTTCGCGGTGGACCAGGACACCATCTGGGGCTGCCAGTTCGAGCTGCTGCCAGGTGGGTCGATGATCAACGCCCCGTGCACCCTGCACGGCGTGATCGGCCTGCAGGCGGCACCGGATCCGGATGCTGCCGAACCCATCTACCGGACGGTTCCCGGGGCGCAGCTGGCGATCTGGGCCAGCGCCGAGACCGAGCCCGACGATCTGATGCCGCACCAGGCTGAGATCCTGCAGAGCTACCGCGAACACCTCCAGCGGCTGGGCCTGCCGACTGGGGACTGATCAGCCGAGGATCCGGTCCCACATCACCCGGGCGCCGACCACCAGCAGGGCCAGGGTGGTGATCGCCAGGGCGATACGGGTGGCGGCGATCAAGGCCGTGATCTGCTGCAGGTCGTTCATGCCTGCCCTCGAGGCGTGCCCAGCAGGGCGGCCACCAGCTCAGCCCGGCGCCCGTGGTGTGACAGGCCCGTGATGCCCGCCTGGCGAGCCAGGGCCCGCAGCTGGTCCACCGTCAGCCGCGCCAGCTCGGGGCCGGTGTAGGCCGGCTCGTCCAGCGCCAGCGGTTCCGGCGGGGTGATGGTGTCAGGGTCCGGCAGGGGGTCGCCCAGGGGCTCCGGCTCAACGCCTGGCACCGTGGGCTCACCCTGCAGCAGGCGCCGATCCCGTTCGCGGAGGGCCTGGTTCGGCTGCCAGAAGCCGGCGGACCAGGCTCCGCCCATGCCGCCGATCGCCAGGGCCGTCACCCACTGGCTCTCGCACTTGCCGGCGCCGGGGCTGTAACGCTCGCAGCTCACCCCCACGTAGATCAGGCCCACCGCCACGGGCGTCAGCAGGGCCGCAAGGGTGGTGGCCTTGGCGCGCTGTTCGGTGGGGTTCATTTGCCGGGCTCCATGCGGGTGAGGCGAACGTCAACACCGTCAAGCCGCTTGTCGTGCTGCTCCAGGATCGTGACCTGCCGCTCGTCGTTGCGGTCCAGTCGGTCCAGGCGCTGCTCCTGCTGCTCCTGCTGGCCGTCGATCTGGGCGAACTTGATCGGCACGGTTCGGGCCAGGTAGATCACCCCGGCGGTGATGACCGACAACAAGCCGGTGATGATGCCGCCGATCAGGCGATCCCGCGCCACCACCATCACGGGCGGCGGCGGTTCAGGGCGGCGACGATCGCGAATCACGAACGGCATGACCTCCCCAGGCTGTGTGCGGCCATCACAGGATCACTGTTGCCTGAGGTTTCCGCGCCGGTGGCGTCAGGCCACCAGCTCCCACTCCAGGCTCTCCCGTGCCGAGGTCGCTGGGTCGTCCGCCAGGAACTGACCCTGCGGGTCGCGGGCCTGCACCACCTGCCACTGACTGCCGTTCGGTGCGGTCCAGGTCTGGCCGACCGACTGCGCGAAAGGGCGGGTCAGCTCGATGACGAACGCCGCGGGCAGGTTGCAGCTCACCGCCAGGGCGCCGATCGTGGTGAGCAGCTCGGCGGGGATCAGGTCAGCGGCCCGCAGCGCCCGCCAGGCGGCGTGGAAGTCGCTCGGGTCACCACCGGCAGCCGCAGCGATCAGAGCCGCCGGCAGGGCCAGCACGGCGCTGGGAGCCACCGGCAGGGCCTGGGCCAGGGCCGTGTTGGCGGCGGGGTCGCCCAGCAGGGCAGCCTTGAACCGTGCCCAGTCCGGCGCCGGGGCGTTAGCGGCATCCCAGGCCGCGATCTGCTCGGGCGAGGCGGGGATTACCTGCCATCGCTGCCGGTAGGTGCCATCGGCATCGGGCTCGGGGGGCAGCTCCTCGATCTGCTCAGAGCGGGGGTTGAACGCCGGCTGATCGGACGGGTGAACGAACCGGCAGCCGAACGGCTCGATGTCCTCGTCGGTGGGATTGGCGGGGAAGGAGACGTTCAGGTTGTCGCGGCGCAACTGCCAGAGGCTGAAGGGGTATTCGCCGGTGGTCAGGTTGATCAGGTTCATGGATCTTGGAGTTGGTCCGCGATCACGTCGCGGATGATGCGGGCGCGGAGTTGCTGCCGCAGCTCCTCAGCCAGGCGGATCTCCAGCTCCTCGCGGAAGGCCGCGAGATCCTGGTTATCGGGGTGCTCGGCCTGGATCTTGGCGATGGCCAGCCGGTAGTTGTCGATGTTGATCTGATAGCTCAGCAGCTCGGCGTCACGCGCCTCCAGGGCCTGGGTCAGGATGTCGGTGCGGGTCATGAACTCCACGGGTAGACGGTGATGTATGGAGAGCCGGTGTGTGCCAGGCCCAAAGCATTGCCCGATGGGGAGAACGCAACGCCGCTGACCTCGCCGGGCGGGAGGGTGGCCGGATTGGCGTATCGGCTGCCGAAGCCGCTGCCGGACCAGGCGTAGCAGCTCAGAAACGGCGTCACCGCATGACCCACGGCAACCGATAGGCCATCAGGGGAGAAGGCGACGGAGTTGCTGTTGCCTGTGGGCAGGGTGGATGGATTGGAGAACTTCGCGCCAAAGCCAGAGCCGGACCAGGGATAGAAGCTGACGAATGGCGTCGTGGGGTGTGCGGTCGCCAGTACATCGCTTGCGGGGGAAAAGGTGATCCCGTTGACCTGGTTTGCGGGAAGTGTCGCGGGGTTGCTGAACTTGGTGCCGAACGCCGATCCAGACCAGGGGTAGGCGGTAACAAATGACCCTGAGGAGTGACCAACTGCTATCGATGCGCCGTTCGGGGAAAATGCGACTGACCAACAGGCGTTTGCCGGCAACGTTGCTGGATTCGTGTACTTCGTTCCGAATCCAGATGATGACCACGGATAGGCCGAAACAAAGGGTGTGGTGTTGTGCGCAATCGCCACCGCTCCACCTGATGGGGAGAAGGCGATGCCGTTGCCCCTGGTCCCTGGCAGTGTCGCTGGATCCGAATACTTTGCGCCGAATCCTGATGGCGACCACGGGTAAGCCGTGACGTATGGGCTGGTGGTATGAGCCACGGCAACAGCGTCGCCGGCAGGACTGAACGCCACACCATTCCCCAAACCGGTTGGCAGTGTTGCCGGGTTGCTGAACTTGGCACCAAAGCCTGTCGATGCGGACCAGGGGTAAGCCGTGACATAGGGCGTACCTGAGGTGCTGATTGCAACCGCATCACCAGCAGGCGAGAACGCGATCGACAGACCCGTCAGGCCTGGCAGGGTGGAGGGGTTTGAATACTTCACCCCGAAGCCAGGGGTTCCCGTGTTCGTCGCCGCAGCCAGCGCACTACGCCCCAGCATCACGACCTCCCCTTGAGAGGTGCAATCTCGATGGTGGTGCCGCCGCCGACCACCTCGATCACCACCCGTTCGGTGTCGCTGGCGGTGGGGGTCATGGCGCTGCCGCCGTCCCACTTGACCGTGTAACCGCTGTTGCCGGTAAACCATGAGATCGTTCCCGACGTGTAGGCGAAGGCCAGCACGCCCCGCCACAGGTAGTCGCTGGGGATGTTGGCCAGGTTGCTGAGGTTGATCGTCGTCGCGCCGTTGATCGCAGCGCTGGTGACGAACTCGTTGCCGGCCTGCACGTCGAGCGTGTAGGTGCCGCTGCTGGCGGTGACACTCAGCCGGCGCTGGGCCAACGAGTCAGCGATCACCAGATCCCAGCCACTGACGGCAGCGGTGCCGATGCCAAGCTGATCGAAACGGACGCCGGTGCTCGGGAGTCTCGCGGCGGCCAGGGTGCCGGTGCTGATGTCGCTGGCGCTGCCGCTGGTGGCGACTGCGGCCAAGTCGCTGATCGTGTTGGCCGTCTGCGTGCCGGTGTGGTTGGCGCGGCTGAGCAGGTGGGCGTCGGTCTGGTTCGCCGTGGCGCCGGTGGCGATGCCGTCCAGCTTGGTTTTCGCGCTGCTGGCGGCCCACCAGGCGGCGATCGCCTGCCAGACCCGCTGCACCGTCCAGGCGCGGCGATCGGTGGCGGTGCCGGCTTCGGCGTCGGCTTGGATGACGGTGGGGGCCGACCACTCGCGGGCGTCGCTCAGGCGGGTGTCGCTGCCCTTGACCACCTGGGCGCTGCTGGCGTCGCCCGTGGCGGCCACGTCTAGGGGTGCAGCGGTGCCGAGGGTGGGCGCGGTGTAGCTGACGACGCCGGTGGTGGGGTTGTAGTCGAGCGATCCCCCGGCGCTGATCGACTGCCGGGCGCGGGCGGTCGTGAAATAGAGGTTGACGCTGCCCTCGCTGACGGCATCCGTACTGCCGGGGCTGGCGGAGATTTCGACGTAGGCCGAACCGGACCAGCGGTAGGTCTTGCCGGTGTCGAGGGCGACGTAGATTTTCCCGGTCTCGCCAGTGCCCGAAAACGCCGCGAGGTTGGCCGCCTCGATCACGTCATCGACGTAGCTGGGCAGCAGCGTCGAGGGGATCAGGCCGCTGCCGTCCAGCCGGGCCAGACCGTTGGGGGCGTTCAGCGTCAGCTCGACATTGCGGCTGCGGGTCCAGAAGCCGGAGCCGTCCTGGGTGCTGGTGTCAGAGATGCTGATCGGCTGACTGGCGGTGACGCTCAGGCCCGCCAGGTAGCGGTTGTCGGAGTAGGTGCGGACCGCGAACTGGGTCGGGGCGGTGTCGGCGGCAGAGACGCCGGTGCTGGCCAGCAAGCTGGTGCTGTTCGAGACCTCCTGGAGCTGCACCCCCACCGTCGAGGCTCCGCCGTTGCGTGAGAACGGACCCACGGCGTTGAGCCCGCTGAGGTTGAACTGGCTGGTGTTGATCGTGACCGCGCCGGTGGTGCCATCCACCGCGAAGGCGCCGCCGGCCACCTTCACGTCACCGACATCGTTGACGATCAGGCCGAAGACCCGCCCCAGGTTGCGCTCGACCGCTTCGTTGCCGCGGATCGGCACGCCACCGTTCCAGGGGAGTGCTGAGTAGTTGGTGCCGGCGCCGACGTAGTTGGCGCTGTGGCAGCCGGCGCTGATCTGCGACCGCTGGCGGAAGTCCGCTGTAGCGCCCTGGGACACGTTGGCCGCCAGGCCGCTGCCCGAGGGGTTGAAGAACGTCACCCGGTAGCCGGCCCGTGTGGGGGCGGTGTCGGTGACGATCGTGCCGCTGGCGTCGATCGGGGTGCTCGACTGGATGACGTAGGGGTTGCCGCCGAGTAACAGGATCTGGCCCGCCGCCGGGCGGCTGCTGCTGCCCAGCCGGTTGGCACTCAGGCTCACCACATCCACCGTCAGGGCGCCGGACGAGGCCGCTACCCGCAGGGAGCCGGTGAACAGGGCCGTGGTGCTGTAGCCATCGGCCACCAGGCCGTAGATGCCGAACTCGCTGGCACCGCCGCCGCTCAGGGTCGCCTGGCCGCCGGTCTCGCACTGGACGTGCCAGGTGCCGAACAGCCCGAAGAAGCTGACCAGCTCGGCATAGCCGTCGTTCCGAACGACCGCGCCGGGGCCGCCCAGGTTCTGCTGGGTGAAGCCGTAGACCAGCAGGCTGCGGATCGGGGAATCGCTCCGGCAAGCCGCACCATCGACCAGCACGCCGCCGCCGGTGTCGCCGGTGCTGGTGCTGCCGGCCAGGCCGGCGTCATCCTCGGCGGTGATCGAGGCGCAGTCCTTGACGTAGGGGCTGGCGGTCAGGAACACGCCCGCCCCGCCGTTAGCGGCCTCGTTCAGCCGCACCGCCCAGGCCCGTGTCCCCACCGTGGAGTCCGTCGAGCTGGTGCCGGTGGCCTGATGGCCGCTGTGGGTGAAGTCCGCCACCATGCAACCGGAATCCAGCGCCCAGAAGCCGTTCAGCTCCTGACCGCTCGCGGGCTTGATGGTGGTGCCCCGCTGCAGCGCACCCTGGGCGAGGATGTTGGGCTTGAGCCGGAACGGCAGGGACGCCTCCACGAACTCGCCGGGGCCGACGAGGATCTTGGCCTTGGCGCCGGCGTTGGCCGTGACGTAGACGTTGGCGGCGGTCACCGCTGCGCCGATCGTCAGGAACGGTTCGCCGGGGCTGGTGCCGTTGTTGGTGTTGCTGCCGCCCTTGCTGACGTAGAAGGTGGCCGCATCGCGGAAGGCATCGAGCCGGGCCTTCAGCTCAGCGAAGCGGCTGTCGTCGCCAGCGGCCACAGTGCCGGCGGTCTGGCCGACGTTGATGCCAACGGTCTTCGTGCCGGCGTCGTAGGTGATCGGCGCGGTGGCATTGGCCACACCCGACGGCCCCTGGGGGCCCGTCGCACCCTGGGGGCCGGTGGCGCCCTGCGGACCCGTCGCACCGGTCGCGCCCTGGGGCCCCTGCGGACCAGTCGCACCCTGCGGGCCAACGGGGCCGGTCAGTGAGGCCAGGCTGACGAGGTTCGTCCAGCTGGCGTCTCCGGCGTAGCGCCACTGCACGTGGGTCGCGCCGGCCTGGAGCTCCACCTCGCGGCCATTGGCGCCAGCGGCACCGGCAGGGCCATCAGCACCGGCCGCGCCAGCAGGCCCCGCCGGACCCGTTGCGCCGGTGGCACCGGCAGGACCGGCCGGGCCCTGGGGACCAGCAGCACCTGCAGGACCCGCAGGGCCAGCCAGGTCCGCCGTCGCAATCAGGTTCGTCCAGGTGGTGCCGCCGACCACCCGCCACTGCACCTGCCCGCTGCTGACCCGCAGCTCGATCGCAGGGCCAGCCGGCCCGGCAGCGCCCGCAGGCCCAGCCGCACCCGGCGCACCCGCAGGCCCAGGCGTCACCACCCGCACCGCCGCCGGTCCGCTCGGGACCGTCACCCGCACCACATCAGGGCAGCTCATCAGGGATCCCTCCGGCTGGAGCGCAGGGCCACCGTCACGGGCCCTGTCGCCAGGAAGTGGTCATCGGCCACCGTCGCGCCCGGCGGCACCATCAGGCAGTCGTACCGGTAGTCGCCGCCCACCTTGAGCTCATTGACCGTCGCCTCGGGCAGCACCAGCTGCACCGTTCCGCCCGAAGGGTCCGCTGTCACCGTCACCGGGTAGATCGTGCGGGCCCGCGCATCGCTGACGGTGGCGTTGACGTCCCAGCCCACGAATGTCCAGGCAGCGCCGCTGGCATCGACCAGCTCGAAGCGCTTCAGGGCGTCAATGCCCTGCTCCATCGCCCAGGTCTCGTCCTCGATCCAGGCCACGGTTCGCCCTCGCTACCGCAGGTTTCCGGTCAGCGGCGCCGCTTGCGGGTCGGCACCGGACAGGCGGGCTCCTCGCTGGCCGGCTCCGCCGCGATCACATGGAACACTTCCGGATCGCCGCCCGGCAGCTCCTTCAGGTCCACCACCGACACGGGCCACGGGGCCGGGGTGAGGTCATCGATCAGCACCTCAGGCGCACCGGCGCCCACCACAACGATCGGCATGATTCTCCAGATAGTGGAAAGGGGCCCCGCAGGGCCCCAGTGTCACAGGGCTCGCCGCCCTCAGATCACTCGGGCTGCAGTGTCAGCGTCAGCGTCCCGGCGGGCACCAGCACGCCGTTGCCGGCGGTGGTGACGTTGCCGGAGGCGTCGAGCACTCGGGTGCCGGCCACCGCACGCACCGCCACCGGGCGGGGGGTGTCGGTGGTGAGGCTGGCAGCGGTCTTGGCGAGCTTGTGGATCGCGGCACCGCTCAGGGCCACCTCAGTGGTCCCGATGCCGGAGGCCTCGAGGGCCGCCACGGTCACCCAGTTGGCGCTGTTGTCGGCCGGCAGCGAACCGCCGGGGGCGACGTGGGCCACCTGCACGAGGTAGCCGCCAGCGGCATTGCTGGTCTGGCCGAACAGGATCGCCTTGTAGGTGTTCTGAGCGCTGAGGCTGGTATTGAGCAGCCGCTTGGTCCCGGTGCGGGATTCAGCGGCGCGGCCACGGGTGCCGGCCCCGACGTCACCGACCAGAACGGTCGAGGCGTCGAGGTGATACGCGCGGCGGGGAGAAAGGCCAGTCGCCTGTCCCATGGTTGTGTTCCTCCGATGGATGGATGGGTTAGGTCAGGGGTGGCGATCAGGCCACGGCGGCATCGGTGATGCCACGCAGGCGGGCAGCGGAGCGGCCGTTAAACACGGCGGCACCGACATACCACTCGATGCGGGTCCGATCCACGGGGGCGTCGGGCACTTCACCCAGCTCGCGCACGCTGACGCCGAAGGTGCCGCGGTTGCGGCCCTGGATCATCGTGGTCAGCAGATCACCCAGCGCCACGCAGTAGATACTGGTGGTGCTGCCGCTCTCGGTGAAGGGCAGGATTTGCTGGTTCTGGGCGTTGACGTCCACCGTGATGATGGGCACGTCGCCGTACTGCTCGACCCGGCGGCCGAACTGATCCTGGCTGTAGGTGATGAAGCCGCCGACCGTGGTGGAGCGGGATGCAGCGGTGAGGTACCGGCGCATCTTCTTGTTCATCAGCAGCACCTTCTGGCCGCCCTGGGCGTCAACCTCATCGATCAGCTGATCGAGCGAGCTCAGCGACAGGGCGCCGTTCTCGTTGATGGACTGGGAGCTGTTGTCGTTGATGCGAGCCTTCAGGCCGTCGAACTGACGGGGGTTGACGGACTCGTTGCCGTTGATGAACAGATCCTCAAGGGTCATCCGCATGGAGCGGACCTTCATCCGGATCTGGTTGGCCTTAGCTTCGGGGCCGTGGAAGTCCAGCAGGGCCGTATCGACGTCCACCTCAGAGGTGAAGATCTTGAGCGCTTCGGACTGGGGGTTCATCACCCCGTAGGTGTGATCGGCCGTCTCGTTGATGCCACGGAAGCCGACAGCCGGCAGTTCGCCTTCCTGTTCGTAGAAGATGCCGGCGCCTTCCACGTCACGGAAGGGCATGATCCCCAGCAGGGGACCTTCGGAGAGTTCGGAGATAACGGCGCCGCGAGCAAGATCCTGCTCGATCTTCGACGCCTCCAGCAGAGTGAGGCCCATTGTTCTCAAGGTGTTGGGTGTGCCCCCGGCCCACGTCACGCGGCGCTGGGTTGTCGGGCATCACGCCCATCACCAGGAGTTTTCCGGCCTCACTCCACCAGGCGCCGGGCTCAGCGCTTGCGGCCGAAGGCAGCCGCGAACTTGGCCTCAGTGCTGAGCTTGGTGGGATCCACCCCAGGGATCGCCCGGCCGTCGCGGTTGCTGCGGGAGCCGCCGCCGGAGCCGTACTGGCCCTTGAAGTGCATCCCGTGCAGCGGGTCATCCCTCAACCCGGCCAACCACTTCACCGGATCGAGCCGTTTGCCGGTCTCGCCGTCGAGCATCGGGTCGCCGTCACTGTCGGCCACGTAGAGGCCCTTGTCGTCGGCGTTGAAGCGCCCGCCGAACTGGGACCAGAAGTAGTCGAAGGCGGTCACGCCATCGGCGCTGGCATCGGTGCGGCCATCAGCGGCGAGGAACACATCCCGCGCCGCGAAGCGCACCGCCTGGCGCTGGCGCTCGGCCTTCTCGCGGTTGAGCTCCGCCGTCAGCTGCTCGACGGTGCCGGAGAACTTGCCCTCGGTCTCGCGGCGCACCTGCTCCAGCTGGGCCTGGGCCGCCTGCCGCTCACGCTCGGCCGCTTCAGCCCGGCGCTGGGCCTCCTCGAACAGCCGGGGGTCCACCTGCCCGCCGGACTGCAGCTCCTGCAGCTGGGCCGCCAGGCGCTGCCGCTCCGCTTCGGCCGCCTTGCGGTCCTGGCGCTCCTTGCGCAGGGCCTCCAGCACCCGCTCCACGTCGTTGCCGCCGCTCAGGTCGCCGGTGCTGGCGGCCGGGCTGGCGGGCGGGGTGGCCTCAGGGGTCGGGGCGCTGCCAGCCGGGATCTCTCCCGCTTCCGCCATGAGAGGGAAGCGATCGAATGAAAGTGTCATGCATTAGGCGGCATCACGCCGCACCAATCACTGCGCTAGAGGTTTCCGGCCTCCGGCGCATCCCTCAGGCGACGATCGGATCAGGGTCCGTGCGCACATCCACCCGGATCTGATTGCGGGGCCCCACGCCCTTCGGGACGGTGATGGCGAAGGTCGCGCTGCGCGGGAACTTCCAGCAGATGCGCGCCGCCACCTCCCGCAGCCGCGCCGCGCTGGCCCCGCTCCAGTCCACCAGGTAGACAGTCCAAATCTCAATCGCGTGCTCCTGCCGGTACTGCCGCACCGGCTCCAGCAGCGGCTCCGCCACCAGTACGCACTCAATCCCGCTCACCGTCGTTCCGGCTGCCAGCGCGCCGCCCTGGTCCCGCACGCTGATTGCCGGCGTGGTCGAGCCGTTCGACAGGGTGTAGGTGCCGAGGTAGCTGGCCAGCAGGGTCGCCAGCTGGCTGCGGACCGAGAGGATGGTGGCCATGCTTCAGGTTGCCGCCGCAGCGGCCTGCAGGAGGGTGCCCGCCTCGATCCAGCCGTAGCCGGGTCGCCTCGGGACCACCACGTCATAGGTGAGCAGGGGCCGATCCAGCTCACGCAAATGCAGGGTGCCGCAGACCGCACCACGCACCAGCACCAAGCCGGCCCGCACGTTTCGGCCCTCCCACTGCGGCGCCAGCACCCACACGGCGCCATCCTCGCTGCGCAGGGCCCGCACCTTCGGCGGCTTGGCCTCTGGCTGCACCGAGGCCAGCACCTGGGGCCAGACCGCCAGCAGCAGCTCCGGCGCCCGCTGCTGATGCCGCAGCTCCAGCGCCACCGCGGCCACCTCCGGCCGGAACGGCGCCTGGGATCCGCACTCCGCCTTCTCGTCGAAGAACGTGAAGTCCTGCGCCTTGAACTCCTTCGACTTGCTGGGGTCGCGGTTGATGTTCGCGGTCAGGGCCGTCAGCTGGGCCACCGGCAGCTCAAGCAACGCCAGCCGCTGCCGCTGCAGCCGCCGCAGGCTGCGGTAGGCGTCCAGGACCGTGGTCCTCAGCTCGCCGGCGAAGGTGCCGCGTCCGAACTGACCGGGGAACGCATGGCAGAGCTCCCAGAAGACTTCCGCCCAGTTCGTCGTCGGCCGTTTCCACTGACCGCGCGCGGCTTTCCCACCTCCTCATCCGACACCGGTTCATCGACCTGCTTCTCGGCCGCCTGCTCATCGAGTACCAGCTGGTTCAGGCCCTGGAACAGCACGCGATCCATCCGGCGCGTGTCCTCCAGGCTCCAGGCCGGCCGATTCAGCCGCGAGCGGATCAGGGCGGTCACACCGGCTTCCATGTTGCGCTGCCCGCTGCGGGCGAACACCACCGCCACGCCCTGGATCAGCTCCGCATGGCGCAGGCGGATGGCCATTGCGGCCGGCTCCAGGTCCTCGCCGCTGATCGCCCGCTTGATGATCTCGAAGGCCTCCACGATGCTCAGCTGGCCCGCTTCGCTGCCCTCTGCGGCCTCACCCTCAGCCCGCAGCGCCGGCTGGATGCTCTCGGCGGTGGCGATGGCATCCGCAGCCTTCGCGGCCTCAACGAAAGCCGAATCCCCCTCGGCCAGCAGCTCAGCGAACGCCGCATCCTCTGCCACCGTCAACCCGCCGCGCTCCTCCACCTCGATCACGCCGCAACGGGCATTGCCGATCCGCCGCGTGCGCAGGGCCGCTGGCGGGGTGAGGAATGGGAGCATCAGCTGGGGGTGGGCTGGGTCAGCTTTCCGGCCCGCACCGCCTCCAGGAACCGGAACCGCGCCGCCCGCTGCTGCCGCATCGACGCCCCGGGTAGGTCGCTGACGGTCTGCCGCTGATCGCCCTGGTCGGTGGTGATCAGCAGGTCGTAGGCCAGGGGCTGGGGCCGCAACACCGCCGGCATGGATTCACGGTAGGCGACGAACCGGGTCGCTTCTCGCAGGGCGCGGTCGGATTGGGGGAGGGTCATGGCGAGGGGGTCCGGGTGTAGACCAGTCGGCCGGTCTTTACGTCGATCTCCACCAGCGTCACGAAGTCACCCTCGATGCACGCGCCCTGCTCGGTAACCACGCTGAACGAGGTGTGCTTCTCGTACTTGTCGTAGCGCTTTGTTGCGGTGGGGTTCTCCCAGGTCGTCAGGGCGCCATTGAGCACCATTTCCCCGCCGAGGTAGCCCACCACCTCGATCACCACGTTCTGGCCGCGATCGTTGAACCAGAACGCCGACAGGTCCAGTGTCGCCCGCCGGGCAGCAGGAAACGCCAGCTTGTACTGCTTGAAGTCGAACAGGAACGATTCGACGCCGGTGCCGGTGTTGTCGCCTGCCCATCTGACGATCGGCTTGGCCTGGTCAATGCCGGCGCTGATGTCGTTCGCCTTGCACCAGCCCACAGGCCCGTAGAGGGCGCCGGTGATCGGATCCACCAGCCGCGATCGGGTATCCAGGTCCAAGCCCGTGGTGAAGCCGTAGGAGATCACGAAGAAATCAGCCTTAAAGCCGAAGCGATTCGCCGCCAGCTCATCGGGCCGGTAGCCGAAGGCTGCCCCCTGCCCGAGGGCGCGGCGGGGTTCGGCGCCGGTGGGCTGGGCGGCTTGCTGCTGCTGTTCGGCGGCCTGGCGCTGGGCTGTGGTCTGCTGGTTGCGCTCCCGCTCCTCCAGCCGCCAGCGGTTGCCCTCCTGCCCCCGCTTGGCCTGGACTGGCAGCTCCCCTCCCCCAACCGTGACGTTGATCTGGGTGGCCACGGCCTCAGTCGTCCGTCAGCAGGGCATAGCGATAGGTCTGGGTCTGGCCGGGGCTCAGCACCACGTTCGGGCTTTCGGTGGTGACGCTGTGGGGGTAGGTCTCGCCGTCGATGTAGGCCACCACCCGGTCGTAGCTGTAGCCCACGCCGGAGGCAGTGAACGCCGCATTGATGTCTGGGATCACATAGGCGCCAGCGGTGACCGAGTAGCTGCCGGTGGCCACCACCGCCGAGAACCGGGCGTAGCCGTTGCCCGACACCTCGGCGCTCTGCCAGTTCGCCACGGTGCTCTCAGGCCCGTAGCCGGTGGTACCGACGTTGCAGAGCATGACCTTGAGCGTCTCGCCCTCGTAGGCCAGGGCAGCGACCCGCTGCAGCTCCTTCTGGCTGATCGTCGTGGATTGCGCCATGGATCAAGCCGCGTTCGTGATCCGGATGAAGCCGCCCGAGGCGTCCGGGGTGATGCGGAACTGGGTTCCGTTGACGGCGGTCACCGTGCCGTCGAAGTCGATCCGGGCCACCGGTGGGTCGTTGGTTTTGGTGTCGTCGTAGATCAGGGCATGGCTGGCGGCGATGCTGCCTCCGCTGGCGTCCCACGTCACTGGGTCAAAGGTAAAGGTCGAGTCGTTGGTGGTGATGGTGGCGATCGAGACGTTCGTCAGGGCCTTCGTGTTCTGCGTGTAGCCGTTGGCCGTGCTGAGCTGGGTCGCGCCGCTCTCGGCTGCCGTTTTGGTCGTGGCCGTGGCGTTCGCCGGCAGGGCCGTGTAGAGGTTGATGATGTAGCTGTCGCTGGCCACGAAGTCGCCGGCCTGGATCCGCCGGGGCGTGTCGTTGTAGAGCGTGACGGTGACAGGCACGGCAGCGGGTGGGGCTTTCCCCTAGGTTTCCGCTGCCCCTCAGCCCGCCGGGAATTGGGCTGTCGGGATCGTGATGGTCCGGGCCACGCTGGAGGTGACCCGGAAGTCGTCCATGTAGCCGTTGAACCCGTACAGGTTGTTCCAGTCCATGCCGATCCGCCAGGCCGCGCGGGTCTGGTTGACGGCGTTGGTGTAGGTGCTGCCGACCTGGGTCTGGCCCTGCCACAGCTTCCAGGCGCCGGCCTCGCAGGTCAGCGCCACATGAGTCCAGGTGTCCACGACGATCGTGCCGGATTGGATCCGGAAGCCGTTGAGGTAGAGAAACAGCTGATTGGTGTTGCGGATGCCCCAGACAAAGCCCGCGGTGTCGTTGTCGGATGTCCGCGAATCGAAGATCGCATGGAAGTCCTTGACGGAAGCGATGCGGACCCAGCACTGCAGCGTGAACGTCGTACCCAGGGCCACCCCCGTCACGCTCAGTCGGTCGCCGTTGCCATCGAACAGAGCCGAAGCCCCGCCCCACTGGCTCTGGGCCGTACTGATCTGGGCGTTGCCCACGGCTGTCACGGTTCGGGCGCTGGTGCTCGAATCGGTGAAGGTCGTGCTGCCGTTGGTGCCGTTCATCGACAGCAGCAGGGGCACATTCGCCCAGCTGGGGTCGCCGCCGATCTGGGCCACCACCGGAGCCACGCCGCTCAGCTCCAGGCTGGCCGTGGGCAGGATCACCGAGCCGGGGCTGTCGATCACTGGGGCCACGCCGCTCAGCTCCAGCTCCGCAACCGGCAGCGGCACGTTGACGCCGGCCTGCTCAACCACCGGCGCCAGGGTGGACATCTCCAGGGTGGTGACCGGCAGCGGCATGTTGACGCTCACCGCCGGGGCAGTGGCGGCCAGGTCGAGGCTGGTGGTCGGCAGGGCGACAGTCACCACCGCCCGCACCGTGGCCCGGACCCGCACCTTCGGGCTCAGGGTGATCGTGGGCAGCGACAGGGCATAGGCCAGGCTCGTCACGGTGGCGCCTAGGCGGATCTTGGCGGAGAGCTCCAGCGTCTCGTTCCAGACCGGCACCACCGCCGGGGCGGCCATCGTCGGGCCGGGGTTGGGGCCGACGTTGACCCAGGTGCCGCTGGCGTCGAGCGAGTAGACGTTGCCGGTGGCCTGATCCAGGGCGCCCTGCCCGGTGGTGGCCGAGGGGAACGCCGCCGACAGCGTGGCCTGGGCCGTGCTGCCCACGGTGGCGACACTGCCGATCATCGCCGTGGGGGTAGTGTCCACCACCGTCGGGGCCGTGGGCAGGGTGGTGATGCCGGGCGCGACGGGGAACCAGAAGGTGCCGGTGCCGCCGATCGCTCCCCAGAACAGGGCATCCGTGCTGTGGATGATGCCGTTGGCGTCGAACGTCCAGCCGCTGCCGTTGCAGCGGTAAAGGGCGCTCAGGCCGTTGGCCTGGACGATGAACGGGCCGAATGGCTGGTTCGGGAGGGTGCCGGCCGCACACTGCAGGCTGACGCCGGATCGGTTTCCCATCAGCAGCTTGTTCTGAACACGGCCGAACTGGCGCGCCTTTTCGGCCGCATCGCTCTTGATCGTGCGGAAGGTGGACCCAGCGCCAGGGACACCCGAGGGGG